GTTCTTATTACCTTGCCTCGCGGGCAGTTCGAATCGAGGCCTGACGCACATCTGCTAGAGGTGGGCGCGAATACCCTCGCAGTCGGCGTGCATGGGCGCTGGGAGCTGCTGCAGTTCGCTGATGCTGCGCAAGTAGGGCCGACGAGCTGGCGCCTCACTCGACTGCTGCGAGGGCGCAGGGGCACGGAGCACAATATAGGGCGCTCGCAGATAGGTGATACAGCCGTGCTCGTGTCAGGTGCAGGCACTATCAGGTTGCCGCTCACCACTGCCGACGTTAACGCTCCTCGCGTCTATCGAGGGGTAACGATCAATGCAACGCTAGGCAGCGGTGTGGATCAGACATTCACGAGCGCAGGCGAGGCGCTGAAACCGTTCTCGGTGGTGCACGTGACTGCTGAGGATGTAGGGGCAGATGTACTCATCAGCTGGACGCGTCGCGATCGCCTGGCGATCGGATTCGTAGATCCGGTGCCGATGTCAGAGAGTATCGAGGCCTACGAGGTAGACATCCTCGGTGACGGCAGCCCTGCATTAGTGCTGCGCACTCTCAGTAGCAGCACGCCTAGCGTCACCTACACTGCAGCGCAGCGGCTCGATGATTTCGGCAGCCCCCCGCCCACTGCATTCGAGGTTCGTATCTATCAGCTCGGCTCGCTTGGCCGGGGGCAAGTCACGGAGGCGATCGTATGACTACACCGGTGCTCGGATTAGAGGAATGGGAATCAGCGCAGGCACAGCCTGAGGTGACGGTTAACGAGGCCGTGCGCTGGCTCGAATGCTTTGCGTCACTCGTAGTCGCATCGCAGGCGGTGAATGATCCCCCGAGCGGGAGTGACGGCGATCGCTACATTGTCGGCGCGATCCCAACAGGCGCATGGGCGGGACACGCGCTGCAGATTGCCTTGTTTATGGGCGACGCCTGGGACTTTCGCGTTGCGCCTGAGGGTGCGATTGCCTGGGTGTTAGATGAGGACGCTGCATTTAGATACCTGTCGGGGGTATGGACTGAGGAGGTTGACGATGTAGGCGGCAGCAGCACCTCGCAGGCCTATCAACTCTCAGGCTCAATACTGATTGCAGTGCCGAGCGCGCCTCGCTTTCAGGTTCCAGTGGCCGGCGCTCTAGTGCGATGGGCGCTGCATGCGGAAGGCGGGCCAGGCGATGCAGTGGTTGACGTGCGCCTGGGGTTTGCCGTGAACTCGCCTCCTACAGGCCCTGGGGATTCAATCTGCGATGGATCGCCTCCGACTATATCGGCGGACGTAGGCAGCACTCAGGATTGCAGCGCATGGGCAGTTACCGCAGTTGACGCGTTCGAGGTTATCGAGTTTGTATTGCTCAGCGTAGACACAAACATAACGGCACTTCACCTGCAGCTGACTATCGAGCCTCCGCCCCCGTGACAGAGCAATGGACAGTCGAGACGCTTAGACAGCATTGCGAGAGTGTTACTCGCGAGCGAGACGCGCGCTATGCGCATCAGTTCGAGTCGATAGAGGCAGTAATCGTGGCGCAGCAGCGCGAGCTGCAGTCAGCGATACAAGCAATGGAAAGGCATATACAGCGCGCGGAGGAGGTGCAGGAGCGACGTTTCGAATCAGTGAATACTGCGCGTCGCGTCGGCGATGATCTATCGAGGCAAATGATGCCACGCGCAGAGGGCGTTCAGCGTGATGCGGCCCTCGATGAAAAAATCATGGCGCTAGCCTCGCGCATGGATCGGACTGAGGGGCGCTCGCGAGGCCTCAATGCGGGCTGGGCCTATCTCATCGCTGCAATCGGAATGCTGGCATCGATCGTCACGGCCGTCTACGCAATATCGAGGCTCGCTGCTGCCTCGACACCCTAAGGAGCTGCTGCAATGAGTCCTTTGCTTCCGTGGTATGAGTCGCTGATCATCAGGCAGCAGGTAGTGCAGATGGTAAACGCGTTTTTTATCCTGCTCGGTATCTCGACGTCAGCAGTCGATATCGACGGCACTGTCGGCGCTGTGTTCGGCGCTGTGTCTGTGTTTACTGCGATCTGGACGCTTGTCACGCGCCTGCGCAGGGCAACGCCTGCGATTACTGAGGAGGCAGCGCAGCGCCTGGACGTCGAGCTGCGCAAGCTGCAGGAGCGCCAGCCGTAAAAAAGGGGCAGCGCCGATCGCTGCCCCCATCCTCCCTGCAACCCCTCTTTTCTATACGAGTGAGCCTGAACTGTAAGCGCCGAACTCGAAATGATGCCCGTTCTGGTTCACCTCGCGCGTAGCTCCGCACTCATTGCACGTTTGAGTGTAGGTGACACAACCTGATGCTGATTTATTCTCGTGTGTTACCCCCGGCGTATACACGCCTCCGCTGTAGCTGAAATGTTGCCCGTTCGTTACCGACGAATGCGCGCAATGTTTCATAAACCTAATCCTCGCTGTTTATTCATCCTCGACACAAGCCGCTGCAGGCGCTCCTCGTCATCAGGATGCACCGGCACCTGCACTAACTTGAATCCCGCGCCTCTGATGCGATCGCGTTGCGCCTGCTTACGCTGCGCAGCTGTCTTAGGCTTGCTCATTCGAGCACCTTAACGAGGGTGCAGCCTACCTCGCTCGCGTGCGCGCGAGCCTCCTCGCGAGCTGCTGCGTAGTCAGTGCAGCTAGCCCAGAAAGTCTCTGTGCCGATCAGAAACCCCCAGACGCCAGGGCCTTCGGGTTCCTCCCCGTGCTCCCTGTAGTAATCAGACACATCCACTTCGACGTATGTGCGCATCTTAGAACTCCGGTTGCTGCAGATCAGGCTGTAGTCATTCTGCGCGTGACATGTCACGCTGTATGCGAACCCCGTCGCAGATCACCCTAAGCGCAATTTGTGACGCAAGGCGCAGCGCGTGACATGTCACGCGTGAAACAATGGCCCAAACCGAGAACCCAAAAAAAAGGGCCAGGTTGCGTGCCTGGCCCGAAGTGCAAAGGGGGCAAGCTCCAAGCGCGGTTATGCCGGTGCCCCCAAAGCGGACTCTGTTCGAATCTTGGCCAGTGTTTGCGCAATCTGCGCGGGCGTATGCTGTTTCACCACGTTGGTGCCAGGCGCCTCAAGCCATCGGCCGTCTGTTGTAAGTTGCGGCGGAAACAACGCGAGCGCCGCGAACGCGTCAAACCGTATCAACGCTATCTGTTGATCGGTATCCCAGCGCCTAGCCAGCCAGGATCGCAGCTTTAGATCGCGGTGCGCTAGAGGAGTGCGCGGATCGATCCATATCTGTAACACGCAAACTGCGCCGACGCCTTCAAGCTCTATAAAATCCAGCGCCTTGTCTATGATGTAGCCAACGCGATCCGGCCTGGGCAGCGGTATTGACTCGTCAGAAAGCCAGGCGCACGTCCAGAGACGACAGCTGATTGGATAGGCAGATGTGCCGTATACACGGCATCCTTTAGCGCATTGCTGCGCGCACCGCGTGGCACAGGGTTTGCCGATCTCCGCCACGGGCAATACGCGGCAGCACAGTGTGCATTCGTTACAAGTTCGTTGGCTCATCTTTCGGTGGCCGCGATCGATCACTTTAGGCACCTGCGGATATCATGCTCTTCACTGCCGGGCGCATCGTCGCCAGAATCTACCCATTCAATCGATCGAAGTGCCTCGACAACCAGCAGCAGGTGTGCGATGAAATCAATGCGCGCGGGCGTGGTTGGCTGAATAGCTTCGGCCACCTCCTGCACCTTTAAGTAAGCGTAATCGTAAGCTCCGCCGCTCATGAGAATTCATCCTCTAGATAATCAATGATAGCGCTGCGTATTTTCTCCTGCGTACGCTGCAGCAGGTGCGGTAGGCGGAGTGTGAAAAAATCAGCGTGGGCCTCGACGCGAAAGTACAACGCGCAGACATCAGCGAAACGCCAGAGCCAAGCATCGGGAGGTTCAAACTCCCAGCCAACCTCCTTATAGAGCGCTGCCACAGCAGCCCGTGTAGGAGTGTCGAGGTAGAGCCTCAAGTCGATTAGATCCTGAGGCAGCGCAGGGTGATCAGCGACAATTAGGGTAGTCATATCGGTAGCGGATCCACTCGTATGGACGTGACTCGCCTGCGTCGCGCCTCCTGAGTCGCAATAGCCTTCGCAGCGAGGTAACTCAGAGGCAGGATGCAATTCTCGCGCTGCCCTGGTATCCAGGGTTCCTCTAGAGCGTCGGCGAAATAGAAAATCCAGATCGCCTCGCCGCGCGGCATATGCCCGTGCATCTTGCGAAACGCTGAGGCGTTGAACGCACACTGGAAAGGCATTACGCGCCGCTTCGGCTCGACATACGGGCGCGTCACTTCGGAATCCCCTGTATGCGCTCGTCTCGCTCCGTCGCTAATTCTTTATTCATTTACCATTTCCTGGTTGTCACAGAGGGATCTGATACGAGCGCCTCCAGCGTCGCGGTAATCGCTCGCTGATGTCCATATATAAGCGCTATCGTCTTGCGCATGTAATGCAGCTCGGCTATCACTGAGCGCGCCACCTCAGGTGCATCATGCGTACTCCATAGGATGTTCGAGGGCGGATCGCCTTTCAGCGCGTTAACTACGCCATTGAGTAAGCTTCCGAACCTGTCCATCAGCGCAAACGAATCTATGTATTCGAGCGCGTCTTGCTCGGTAATGAATGTGCAGACGAGTTCGCCTGGCGTCTCGCCGTAGACGTTCCAGCCTGTGCTTCTGTCTTCATTCTTCAGATGCATCGCACCGCCTCCGAGTACTTGTCTGAAAGATCAATAAAAGGCACACCTGCGAGTGCGGCACCGAGGAGCATGTTCTTTGTGCCGTTGTGCCCAGGGAACGCGATAACGAGCTGTGGGCGCAGCAGTAGCATGTTTCTGTTACGGATGCTGCCTGCAGACTTTACGTTGCCGTGAGCGCGGTAGTAATCCCAGAGCGCAGGGCACCCGCACGGCTGTACGCCTCGACGCATCGCCCACTTTTTCGCGAGCGTATCAGCGCCGTCAGCCTCGCCGTGCACCATCACGCGAAACTTGTACCTCAGGTGCAGCAAGTCAAGCTCGGCGGCAATGAACTGAAAGTCTGCGAACAGACGTCCGCCACACACAAGCGCGATATCGATACCTCGCTGCGGTAGAGGAGCGCTAACGAGCGCTGAAAAAAGTGGTGTCATGACACTTGTTTCCAGTCTGTTTTTACGCGTTCGCGCAGGAGCGCTGCATAGATAAGGATCACGGCCTGCATTGCGTCATGCGATAGACTTAAATCTGTCTCAATTCCTTTATTGACGAATTGCCACGCGACTGTATCGCGCCCGATAATTGCGCCAGACACTCGGCGTGTTTTCGATAGCTCGATGCATCGCGTCTTAGCTAGCACTCGCAGCGTCATATCGTAGTCACCTATCCCAGTGCCCCACACAAGTTCTATACAGGTGTCGCAGACAATCTCATCAGGGTTATTCGATCCCCAGCGGGATCGCAGCAGCTCATCGCCTCGCTGCTGCCAGGCGCCTCCGCACGACTGGCATGGAGTGCGAACGTGCGTACCGCCTACAGGCCTGCTATTCATTGCGGCGGCACTCCGTGTGTTTTAGAAAACAATGCAATTCGCTCGACTATCACCTTAGAGTCGAAATCATGTCGCCCCGCAAGCGTCTCGCGACACTGCTGCAAGATGCTCCACGCGTCGCGCAGTTGACGGTAGGCGCTGATCAATTCTCGCCCACGCTTAAGGAACTGCGCCCGCAGGAACCAAAGCAGCGCTACCTGCATCAGAAAAAACACCACGTTTGCGATAACGATCGGCGTCACGGGTTCGCCTCCAGCGGCCGGGTGCGACGTCGATTCACCTGCGACTGACGTACGCTCGACTGCCGCACAACCTTGCTCGCAACCGCAAAGGAGCTGAGCTGCGCGATAGTCGAGCATCCGGTGGTGCGCCTCATGTTCGCTAAGTGATTCTTTACCGTGTTAAGCGTGATGCCTAGGCGTGCGGCAATCTCGACGCGCGTAAAGCCTCGACAGAGTAGCTGCAGTACAGCGCGCTCCCGAGCAGTGATGACGACAGCGAGGCCCATTAGACAGACTCCTATTTCACGGACGCTTGAATTGCTCTAGCTCGGCTAGAGTGAGTGGCGGAGCATCAGGATCTATGTGCGCCTCGTGATCATCGAGGAAAGCCTCGATTGCACCTCGTAGCGATGCGCGCCACTCGTTTTTAGGGATGACGAACGTAGTGATTACATCCTCAGGCTCCATAGTGCAGGGCACCGTCTGCCAGCCCTCCCCGACGCAGGCCCAGTGCCCTCCATCGTCATTCACGATAGCCGGCGCAGCACCCTCGCTGCAGGCCTTCTCTAGGCCTGCAAGTAGTTCTGTATCGCTGCGCATTTTAGTTCGGCGCTCCTCGCCCTAGGATTTCCTGAAAATGCTTACGTGCGGCAGCAAGTCGCATGCGTGATTCGTCAGGCAGATCCGCAATCTCATCGCTAGTCAGCAGGCGCAAGTCAATTTTCCCTGCATCGTTTTTCAGCGTCATGAGGAACGCACCGCAGGTGCAGACAGACGGCTTACCGATCACCTCCTCTATATTTTCATGCATCAGAATAACCGGCTTCGCACACGCGGGGCAAAGCGCCTTACGCTCAGCGGGAGTCTCGGCCCACACTTTATGCGCAGCTACAGCTGTCGCCATAAGCTCCATTTTTTCGTCCATCTTAGCCTTGCGTGCTTTCATCGCGTCGCGCTCTAGAGCGTTCGCCATGCTTCGCAGAGCGTCAGGTACGTCTCTGCTGTCGAATCCCCTGGTAGAGATAGCGAGGCATCCGTCCGAGTCGACTGTGGCGAGTAATACCTGCTCTGTCGAGCGTATTAGGGCGACAGTCGCGGCAATCCATTCATCGAGGGTATCCATCACCATTGATGGTGCAGCCTGTGATTCGTCTGTCATGGTGTTTACTTCCCGAAAAAATAAATCCAATCTTCGTGATCCAGCTTAACTCGCTTCTCAGGGTGCGCTAAGAGCACCTGCGCCCACGCCTCATAGGCATTGCGCAAGTCAGTATGCTCGCGAATCTTTTGCACGCACTCTGTCAGATCATCCTGCATCGTCGGATCGATCATGATCTGAGCGACGCGCCCCGAGCGCGTACCGATCTTGTAGCTGTTAGACATCAGCTGATCAGCAACTGACTCGCTGATAGTCAGGCCTGACGCGTGCACCTTTGCCATTATCTCCTCTTTCTTGGCCTCCCAGACTAGGATGCGCAGGATTCGGAAATCGCGCTGCGCCTCCGCAGCCTGTGCAATTTTCGACGCTGTGTATTCGAATTCCCATTCATGCCTTTGCATTGCGATCGCTCCTTACTATCGAACCTATATATTTTCGGCTTGCTCGGACGACGTAGGATTGATCCATCGGCCAGGTGCACTTGACGCCGAACGCCACCGGCCAGCGCGAGAATTCCCGTCTCGACAGACATCCGATTCGGATGGATTCAATCGTGCGCAGAATCCTGCATCGCCAGTAGCACACGCGTATTATCACTATCCTCATTTCCCCATAGCCTCCTGTAGTGATGTCAGAGCCAGCAGCGTCAGCAGGTGCGCCGGATCTGGTTTGCTGATCTTTCCGTCTCGAATCATGTCCAGAATTTTCTTCTCTGCATGCGTTAGGTATATGAGTGCATCGCGCTGCGCTCCATTCACTACGCGAGGCTGCTGCTGATTAGCAGGGATCACCGTGACGTTACTGCCTGCAGATCGATGCACGCCGTTCCGCACCCAATAGTGCACATTGACGTACGGTACTTGCAGCTCCCGTGCAACGTCAGGAATCGACACCCCTGTACGGTGCATTGTTATAGCTTGCTCCTTAAGCTCTATTGAATACTCGCGCCGCTCCTGCTGCGCAGGTTTAGGTATTTTCTTGGCTGTTTTCTTGCCACCTGCTTTGTTCGCCTCTTTCGCTTTCTGTGCCCAGGCATAGAGCACTGAATCATTTACGCCCAACTCCTTTGCTAGCTGCGTGATCTGGGTTCCGTTGTGCTTAGCTTCCAGGAATCGAACTACTGCCTTCGCTTTGAAATCAGCGTCAAATTTACGGGCAGGTTTTTTTATCTCGGTTGTTGTCATGCGTGCGCTAGTGCTCTGCTGTTAGAGGGGTACGCACGTCGCTTAGGTAGTGAAGCTTTAGCAACTGCTCGGCCTCGTTTGCTATGAGGCTTGTAGTTAGCGGGGGCCTTCAATCGCGAGGCCTCGCTAAGATCGTCCACATCGCCGGGCATGATCACCTGCAGGCGCGAGTCAAAGAGATTGATTTTCTGGCGACGTTCTAGCGTGCGCGCAGGCGAGGACTTCAGATACGCGACTAGGTAGGCGCGACACGCGGGGCATTCTTCAAGGCGCGAGCGTGGAGAAACTTCTGAGGTACAGCCTGCGATTGTGCAGCGTCGAATTGCCATCGTTGCTATCTCCGTGAGCAGTTGAAAGGTTCGCACCCAGCCGTGCGTCCTTATATGTTAGTTGTTCGCAGGCTGCAAAGTAAGGGTTTATCGCAGGTTGCGGGTAACTAGTCCTGTGCGGTAGGACTAGTCCTAGTGGTTTGTCTGCCGTCAGGAGCGGTGCGGTACTGATATGCAGCACAATGCGCCTGCGAGAGGATAGGCACCTCGGAGCTACGCGCACACACAGACGATATGCCCCGCTTAGTCGAGGGCGAGCCTACAGAGCAGCGATCACGCCTCCGAGCCCGGCGCCGGTGCCCTATTACCGGAGCCGGCCTTTCAAACGCTTCAGAAGAAAGCCGACGACGGCGCCCGCGAGCGCGCACCAGAAGTTTCGCCACCATACATCGCTCACGGGAAAAGCTCCGGGATCCTCGTTATGCTTCGCGGCCAATGCGCATGCGTGCGACACATACAGCTGCGAATCCAGAGGTTGAAGGCGTGGCTATAGCGAAAGCGAGGTTTCGAGCCTATCTCGCAATAGTGAATTGACTCGCGCTTACGCTTCATCCGAAAAGCTCCGGGAAACGCTGGCGCTCGTAGCTTTCCATCAGTGCAACCAGGCGCACTAGCTCTACGCCCTCAGGCGAGTCTGGCTCAGGATCTTTATCCATTAGATCGCTGACAATCTCTGATGCCGCGTTGTATTCCTGTTCAGTCATTCCTCAATTCTCCTTACTCGGGTGTATCGAGTGACTTTCGCAAGGCCCAGATGCTCCAGTACACGTGGAGTCAGCTTGCGCGAGCCGTTGAGCACGCCTGTAATAAACGGATGCGTAACGCCTAGTTTCTCTGCGAGGAGTTTCTGACTGCCGATGGCCGTCACCTCTGCCTGCAGCATGGCGCGCACCTCCCAATCTGTTATCAGCGAGCCCTCTATCACCCGCGAGTCTCCATACTCCTTAACCTGCAGCCATAGCCACACGGGGCCGCAGGCTAGCTCAGCAGACGGTAAGGGGAAACTAGGATCGCGCTCCCTCCAGTTGGACACTACCTGTCGAGTAACCCCGAAGTGATGGGCTATCTCAGTGAGGCCCATCAGTGACTGCTTAAGGTGCCGGCCTAGTTTGTTCATTCCTCTGCACCGTCTGCAGGGTGCATGATTGTCGTAACCCACCACTCGATGACGTCGAGCGCACCGGCAGCCTTTCTCGCGATCGCCTGCCCTCCTGCAATCTTGTCCAGGGCACTGCAATACGTCTCTGCCTCTACGAGGGCGTTATACAGTTTGCGCGCGCCTAGCTGCAGCTCCGTTCGATCCTCTGACATTCAATCCTCCTCGATGCGCTTCTGTGTGTGGCAGCCCTTGCATGCCCAGCGAGGCCCATACGCGCGCATGCGCACGCTGCCGCCGCGCTCAGCTGCTAGTTTCATCTCGATGAAGTGTAGCGCTAGCTGCTGACGCCGCATTTTTTTGCCGCACGATGGGCAGCGCGGAGTCGGGACGTGCCGAATTACCTCGTCAGTCATTTATCTATCAGCTTATTGATAAACGCGGAGGCCTCCTGAGCTGCAGGATGTAGGCCCTCGGGCGGCAGCGAATGCACGCTAACGCGCCGCAGTACATCGCGAGGGCATAAATCAGACAGGCAGCGGTTTCCTCCCTTCCAGGCGCATAGCATCTCGCATTCGCGCCACTGTGTTAGGAACACGCCCCACATGAGCAACTGCACTTCAGTCGTATGCTGCATGAATCCCACAGGGGGCTTAAATTCGTAGCCGAGCAGAGCGAAGGCCTGCACAGTAACGTCCCATTCGATTTTTTTTTCGTCGCTCATTACTCACAATCCTCCGGCATCAGGGTTAGCAGCGCGCTGTCGCTCGAACGCCTGGCGCTGCTCTAGCAGCATGATTTGCTCCTGCGCTCGCCTAAGGATCGCGACTAGTCGGGCGTCAGCGCCGTTAACCTCAGCAATTGCTGCCTCGATGTCATCGCTTGTTACGGTGCAGAATTCGGCAGATGCTGCAGTTCGGCGCTTGCGCTCGGCCCTGCTCTCAGCAGCCATCATTGCGCACTCGATAGCCATTGCCTCGCACAATGTGTGAAAGCTGACGAGGCAGGTATCCCACACCTCGACACCGCCGCCGATTTCGTCGCTGCTGTAGGTTCGCCCGCCCGCTTTGTTCGCCTCCCAGAACAGGGTGGCGCCGCTGTGCATGTCGACTGCGCCCTTTGCCAGGGCTGCTTTCACCTCCGCTGCGTCGGCATTCGGTTTCAGCCAAGGCGGCGTGCGTGCATCGATGTCTGCCTGCAGCTTGTCACGCTGCTCAATCATGCTGTGCAGCTCAGGCCCGAGCGCTCCGGCGAGCTTTGCGGCTATATCATTCTCATTCTGCAGTATGCGGATAGTCTCATCGCGCTCGCGCAGGCTATCTTCAAGCTCCTTTCGCCAGAGCGCCTCTTTGTGCATTTTTAGGCCTATGTCGCCTGCGGCCTTCATGGCGATGTCAGCTTGCGCCTGCAGCACCTCAATGCGTTGCTCTAGGCTCTTCGGCTCTTCCATGGCGGTAATCCTCCCCGTAAAAACGGGGCAAGCTTAGCAGCCTTGCCCCGTGCGCTGTCTACCCCTCTGTGGCTATAGCAAGTCGACTGCGGCGCGCGTCTCTGTCGGCGACAGGTGCGCATAGCGCAGTACCATCGTCATTGAGGCATGCCCTAGCAGCTCCCGCACCGTGTTCAGCGCGACGCCTTTCTGCACTAGCCGCGATGCGAAGTGATGCCGCATATCATGCCAGCGGAACCTCGTAATCTTGGCGGCCCGCAGCAGGGCTTTCCATGCAGTCTTGAAACCTCCGGCGAATGGAAACGCGCGCTCAGTGTCAGTCGCCTCTGCCTGCCAGGCTTTCAGGATCTGCATAGCCTCAGAATTGAGCGGGATGTGTCGAGTCTGGCCGCTCTTAGTGAGGCCTCCCTCTAGGGTTAGCACGCGCTGCCGGAAGCCGATGTTTTCCCATCGCAGCGACAGCAACTCGCCTAGGCGCATCCCAGTATTCAGCGTCAGCAGCACAGCCGGCGTCAGGTGATCGCCGTATATGCGCTCGCTCGCTGCAGACTCGCGCTGACGTCGCATGCGCTGCGCATCAGGCGTCAGGCTGGCAGATATCATGCGCACGTCGCGGGCCGTCAGCGCAGCGCGTAGGCGGGCCTCCTCTGCCTCATTGAGGTAGCGCACCTTAGGGTTACGATCTAGCTTCGGTTTATCGACGTCACGTATCGGGCTGCATTCGAGTTTGCCTGCCTTCACGGCCCTGCGCAGCACTCCGGCGAGCGATTCAACGTTGCGCCGAATCGAGGAGGGTTTGTAGCCGTCCTCGACTTGAGTGCTCATCCACTTATCGATGAGGGCAGCGGTGATATCGGTAAGAGGGTAGGCGTCCCATTGTGCGAAATGTTGACGCACCGCATACATCGTCTTAGCGCGGGTGCGAGGCCGGTGCAGCTTTAGCCAGGGTTCGTATATTTCATCGATGAACTGCCTTAGCGTCACTGCGCCCTCGATGAACCCCGACATGGCGGGCCTGCCCAGCTTGACGTTGCTGACGATTGTCCTGCACCGCTCGCGGGCCTCATCAGGCGTCAGCTGCCCGACGCGAGCAATGCGGATCCTGCGTTTGCTCGTCAGTCGAGCGTAGTAGGTACGAACCCCTGAGGGTTGCACCCTGAGCATGAATCCTCTGAGTCGCGAGTCCTGAATCTCGAACGGTTTTGCTCTAGGTTTTGCCTCGTCACTGCTGAGCAATCGAGCGCTGATTACCATCGGCATAAAATCCTCCCCAGACGCGTGCTTATAAGCAAGGGTGCATTATAAACAGGTACTAACCGGTATTAATGAGTACTAAATCAGTCGAGGCATAACCGCATTGAAAATCATGCAGTTACCGCCAAATCACTGATTTACAAGGAGGTGCGAAAAGGGCCGAATTCACATTCGCAACGAGAAGGCCAGGGGTTCGATCCCCCTCGGCTCCACCATAAAAACAAGCCTTTTTCGTCAATCGAGGCCTCAGCTCGAAAACGCTGTAAGCACAGGGGAAGCACAAGTGCCGAGACTCGACGTACGGATACCTGCATCAGCGTGCCCGTTCTGCCGTACGAAAATCAGCAAAGCATCGAGGGTAGCGGGCGACGCAAAGTGCCCTGACGTCGGCGCAGTAGGCTGCTGTCAGAACTGCTCGGGCCTGATCAAATTCGGCGAAGGGATGACACTGCTGCGCGTAACGCAGGAGGATCTAGACGCGATGACTAGCCGTCGCAGGGATTTTTTTACGAGTCTCGCCGCATCAGTCGCGCGGCGGCTGCTCGGGGAGTGGATCGAATCGGAGCGAGAATGAAGATAGGAACTGTGGAAAAACTTAAGCTAAATCTCGCAGAGATAGTCGAGATTACAGGTGAATCTCTGAGCGTAATTCACGACGCAATCAACGCGGGGCACCTCGATACATTCCTTGTCGGGCGCCGGAGATTCGCGAGGCCTGTAGCAGTGAGGCTATGGGTAGATTTTCTAGAGCGAGAAAGCAAGGCGGGCCGGCCTGTCTGCTACAGAGCGCGAGCGCGAGCGCGCTCCTGATGAGTTGCAGGAGCCTCGTTACCCCACGACTGCCATCCGCTGCGGGTGTTTCTAGCGAACATCTCAAGCCGAGGGCCATCAACAACGGACTCTATGTATTCATAGAAAATGTGCGGCTTTTGACTGTGTTTAAACACTTTAGCCGCAACAATGTTATGCCTCAGAGATCTAAATGCCTTTACTCTGCCTCGCACTCCGAATAGAACATGCTCTGTGTGGCCGCGAAACCAGTACCCCATTCCTTTGCAACGCAGTTTGTGCCAGGTAAGCATCGTTTTATATTTGAACCCCCATGCATTTAGCGTAGCTAATGCGTCTGGAAGCATCGGCACGGTAGTCCACATAAAGCACACAGAATCGCGAGCGGCACACTGCGCGATAGGTAGCGCCTTTATTTCATCTAGACTCATGACGTCGTAGTAGTCGCTAGCGCCGTTACAATAAGTAGGCCGCCGCGATCCGGTTGGGGATGTAAATTTATAGCTCCAAGGAGGATCGGCATAGATGACGCGATACTCCTTACCAATATGTTCTTTCATCGTATTGCTTGACGTCGCTCTGCATGCCTCGGAGCAACGCAGCTATTTACCCACGAATCTAAATCGATAACGTTGTATCGAACGCTGCGCCCGACTTTCATATAGCGAGGCCCAGGCTTTCTATTTCCGATCGCACCGCTGCAGCGATCTTTTCGCAGGTAGTGAACAGACATGCCTATGTATTTGGCAGCGTCTGTTTCATTGAGCATCACAGCAGCTTTACCTCAGGCGAGTCATCCGGGCGCAGGGCGATAGTGCGAGGCGATGCAGTGGGCAGCGCGCGCCTGCGATGATTCCATCCCTTGCAAACCATGCGCAGCTTGTCATCAGCGCGTAGCTTTGTGCGGCTCTGCGCGTCGCGTATCAGCGCAGCTCTCAGTTGCCATTCCACGTCATTCTGATCAATGTTTTCGCCGGTATAGAGCTTGCGCATAAAATCCTCGGCGATGTCAGAGGACTTGCGTGCGAAAAATTCGAATAGGGCACCGCCTGAGCCTACTGACAGCGGGCGCGTCTCATGCGGGTAACTCTGCAGGCGCTCGATGCACTGAACTAGCGAAGGGTGCTTAATCAGGTACTCGATGGTGTCGGTGTTAGACACTTTGCTAACCCATTTCAGTCGGCCTACCTCTAGGCGCTTGCACCAAGCCACAGCGGTTGCAGCAGCTCGAACAGTGCTGAGGCTGATGTCGGGGAAGTGCAGCGACAGCGCATCAGCAGGCGTGCGCACTGCACCGGTGTCGATTGTCTTAAAGGCCTCCTTACTGATACCGAATACAATCATCGACTGCACCTGTCGGCCCGCCTCGATGATCGCCAACAGGCGATGCTGTCCGTCTAACACCTGCTCATCATCGCTTATGATGATGGCCTGTCCGTTCATCTGCCAATGTCCGGCGAGAATTTCACTCGCGAGGAATGATACGTGACGGCGCCGCACGGGCCGATTGTTCCTGTTCGCACGCAGCCAAGTGGTTGCAAGCTCTGGAGTGATCGTATCTAGCCAGGTGACGGCATCGCTGCCGTACAATCGCGAGACTCGCTCAGATAGCTGAATAACGTTAGTCATTGTACAGGCAACGCCATCAGTATCTGATCAGCGATATAGCGCAGGCGATCCTGCCCGACGTAGAACGCTACGTGCTTATCCAAAGGCCTGATGTCAGCGTGCCAGCGAAGCGCCTTAACGACGGCCTCCCAGTCGAGTGCCGGCAGTCTCACTGTGTATAGATCCTCACTCATGCTGCATCCTCACGCTTAACCTGCAGCAGCAGGGGCCGGCTGCAGTACGGACAAAACAGGAACCCATTGCGGAAGCCTGTCTTATCGGGCGTGCTCTCGGAATCGATGCACCACTGCCCGCACCCTGTTTCCCATGCCGCCTGCAGCACGCCTCCGTGCGCGCCCACAGACTCAGCGCTGAATCTCCATCGACACTCATCGCGTGACAATTCATTCACTGCTACACCCCCGAGGCAATCCTTTTCTCGCTCCAGATACGCACGCCGGCAACCTTTGCATCTGCTTTCATCGCAGTAACGTATCGCCGTATCTTCGATTCGTCCGGCATCAGATATTCTCGGGGCAGCAGGGCCGCATCTTCAATCTGGAACTGCCACACCTCGCGTACGCTTTGCCCTGCGATTTTTGGGGGCTCGGTACGTATAACAGGCGCCATCGTTAGCGCTGCCTGCTGCGCAAGCGCTGCAGCCTTGTCTGCGTTGCCTACTGCATCAGCCTTGTCGGCTCGCGCCTCTAGTCGAGCGCGCGCCGTTGCAGCCTGAGCATCTGCAACCTGCTGCAGGCGTCGCTGCTCGGCTGCTTTCTTGCCCAGGTACTCGGCCATGCGAGCTTTGCGTATCGATAGCTCCTGCTTTTGCAGATCCCACGGCCGATTCCACCACGCGCGTAGGCTTGTCAGTGCCTCATTGAGTGGCGCCGTTGTCTGCTTATAGCCAGACTCATACATGCGCCCTCGCGCCGTGCAGCCTTTCAGCTCCTCGGCCTCCGCCTCGTAGTCAGCATCAGTATTGATCACTGACACTCGCGCCCTATCGAGGTGCTTCTGCGCGGCGTCATACATCGCGACGTCAAACGTCGGCATAATCACCTGCGGCAGGGCAGGCACTGACTTACCCATATTTTCGCTCCTGTTTATTCCAGTGTGTCGTCACGCATGCTTGAAACAACGCATAATCGCCGTTGTCATCGCGGCATCGCTCCGAGCTGTAGTCATTGTGTTTCAGGCGTACGCAGAGCCGGCGGCTACGCGAGTGCCTACGCCCGGCCCGAAAAGTTTCCTCGTAGAGCTTTTGATAACCAGCGAGCTGCGCGCCCACTGTCTTGGGCATTGCATCCGAGACTTTCCAGTCGACATAGCAGAGCCATCCGTCCCAATCCAGCAGCAAGTCGAGAGTGCCTGCAACGCGCAGAGTCTTACTCGCCACACGCTGCTCTGATGCGAGCACCGTAGCGCCAGATACGCGCAGGAACATCGCAGCGCCGTTGACGTAGGGCGCAACGGCAGCGTCTAAGGAGTCCTCATCGAGCTGGCCACGTGCTAGCAGGTTCACTGCCGCATGCACGTCGCGCCCGAGCGCTCCCGCAGCCTCCAGCTGCCAGGCGGGGACGTGGCTCCAATCAGTCTGCGGGCGCAGTACCTCAGTCACAGAGGGATAGCGCTTACCGTCAACTGTGTAAGCGTGCAACGCTGCGTCAAATTCGATTTTCATTCGGCAGGCCCTATGAATTGCGTATCGGGGCCTATCTTCACGAACGGACTAAACACCTGCAGCAGCAGCGGCTGCAGCAGCTGATTAAACGTCAGCTGTGACACCCAGATCACGCCTGTGCGGCGCACCTCCGCTAGCTCTATCTCGTTAAGCTCCCAGCAACTCGTGACTATGCCGGACTCGGTGACGTGCGCAGGCAGCGGGTTATATTCGGGCTGCTGATCACCGTACGTCTCGGTTTGTTCCTCGAAATAGATAGGCTGCATCGCATCCCCCTGGTAGATAGGTGCCGGCCACGGGGCGTGGATTTCGTCACCCCCTGCCGGCTCTCACGGTTTTTTACGGGCCTGCAGCACTCATGAGTAATCTGCACCTGTAGCGCTCCATCACCTCAAAAAGCGCTGCCCGTCACGATGAGACTATTCCCCTTTGTCGAATTCGTAACAACTGAGCACCGTGTGACATCGAGCGCATATCAGGAAATCCTTTTCCTCTTTCCAGCGATGCCCGAGGAAATACGTACACAGCAGCCGGTGAAACTTCCGAACGATCATGTTCGAGCCTCATTCATCTGCGGATCGGCTATGTAGGCGAGCGCGGTATTCAAATCACTGAACTGCAACTCAGGCAGCGACTTGATACCGAAGCGCTCGCAGAGCTGCTGCGCGGGCATACCCGCATCGTCCATCTTTCGCTGCACTGTGCGCTGCTGCTGATCATTGATCGCGCCTGTGGCGCCTGCCTTAACCTTCGGATCGGCGCGTGGCTTATCCTCCTGAATCACGCCCTCCTCATCGACTGTCGAGGGGCGCAGCTCGGCCGGCATATCCTCTAGATCCTGAGTAAAGATCGCTGTGGCGCCTGTCACGTTCAGCGTCATCGCGATGTGGGCACGCTTAGCAGCCATTTTCAGCACTGTATTGGCCAGATCCTCCGGCTCGGTGCGCACCTGATTCTGCCGGTAAGGCTTGCCTCCCTTGCCTGGCAGCCATTTCGAGCGCCTGCGATCATCAGGCGTCTCGTTAAATTCCTCGATGCATACCGGCTTGCGCCACTTGTACTTAGTTTCATTCGAGCTGCACTCGCCGATGCCTGAGCCGAGCACTGCTGCAGTCACCTGATGCTGCCCAACGCACTTGACGCGGATGCGTACGCAATCATGCGTAGACAGATCCTCAGTGATGTAGTCGGGCGCGATCTTAAACACGGTGCAGAGCTTTTCGGCGCCAGGCTTGAATAGCGTCGGCTTCGGCGTGCCCGGAATCGTCCCGTAGTCCTGGCCCTTTTTCATCGCGTTGCGCATGACGTCCTGAATCGTCATCAGGCGCGACGTCAGATCAGTGCTGCTGCCGAGATCATCAGGGGGCTGGAAACGTGCAATCGCTGTAGACATGTGTGTGACTCCGAATTAAACAGGCAATTTGCCGCGAATCTTTGTTGCCAGCTCTACCTGCGTCCTCAGTTCCTCGGCTCGCTCCTCGCTGATCACGACAGGCGATCGCATCATGAGCAGCGCCATATCTACGTAATTAGTCAGTAGTGTTTTGAGCCAAGACAACTCGTCATCCCCGAGATCGAGTGTGTATTCAGACATTTTGCTGAGCTGCGAATAGAGTGGAAGGGCCGAGAGTCTGCCTGCGCACCCTGCTAAGCCGCGATTAGTAGAGTACGCAACAAATTGCTTAGCGCGATGCTAAGCACCCTTATTGCGCCGTCAACGCCATGCGGCAAACTGCGCGCGTATGAAGCTCAAAACATTTTGCGAGCGACTGACGACGCGCCAGCGCTCTAGATTCCTGCGGTTAGCAGGCACCACACAGAACTACCTATGGCAGCTCCTGGGAGGGCATAGGCAGCCGAGCCTGCGCATCCTGATAGCGCTGCGCGAGGCGAGCAAAGCGATGTTTCCTCGCGATCGCACGCGCTGGCTCACAGTGGGGCGCATGCATATCGAGTCAATCGAGGCGCAGGAAACCAAATCCGCAACGCAGGCCCTATCCGCATGAAAACGAAATCGCGCCCCTGGTTCAGGATGTACGTAGACGCCGTCGAGGATGACAAGCTGCTGCTGCTGGCCGCTGAGGATTGCTGGCAGTTCGTCAAGCTGCTCTGCCTCAAGCGCAGCGGCATCCTCGACTCTGATGCACCGCAGCTAGATAAGCGGGTGGCGCTGAAAATGCGCCTCGCCCCGGACGTGCTCATCGAGGTAAAGCGGCGCCTCATCGAGGTGGGCCTAATCGATGATAGCTATCAGCCGCTGGGGTGGAATAAACGGCAGTTCGAGAGTGACGGAACCGGTGCAGAACGCATGCGAAAACTGCGCGAAAAAGGGACTAGTAAAAGGACTAGTGACAGTGATGTGACAGCGGATGTGACGTCACGCGTGACAAAAAGTGACGCCATAGATACAGAGACAGAGTCAGATACAGAATCAGAATACTCCCCGCCTGCGTCGGGGAGTGCAGAGGGGGCAGCGCAGACGCGCCGCCCCACGCGCGCCGCGAAACGAATTCCAGCAACCTGGGAACCGAGTACGGATTTGCTCGCATGGGCAAGCACCGAGGCACCGCTGGTAGACTTGCGCAATGCCTTCGAGTCAATACGCGATCACGAATTCAAAACAGCGCATCGCGACTGGGATGCGGTTGTGCGCAACTGGCTCCGCCGTGATCAGCAACGCATCGAGGAGCGCATGCCCCGCGTGCGCATCGTCAAGCCTGAGGCCCCGCAGTTTCGCGATGACGATGACAGCATGGACGGGATCGAGCTGTGAGCGCCGACGACTGGCAAAAGCTCGGCGACGTCAAGTTGCCCCGCAAGGCCGCAGCAACGCAGGAATCTGCACCTGCACCGAAGCACTACATTTCACGTCGAGCGCATACCGTCTGGGAACGCATGCGCATCTGGTACCCGAACAAGCTCGCAGCGCACGCACCGGCCGATTACTGCAAGGTGATAGACGCCAGCAAGTCACTCGACGCGCTGCGCACCGCAATGGCCAACATGAAAGTTCGCCACGTCAGCTGGCCGCCGACTTTCCCCGAATTCTCGCTGCTGTTTAACGAGCAACGCGCCAAGTCAATCAACTGGCCGGTGATCCTCGATGAGTTTGCCAACAAGCTCATCAGCAGTGGTGAAATCACATTCGATCAAGCACGCCGCCTGAACTGGCATAACGACGGTGCGAGATACACCGCGCTGTCAGTACCTGCGATCGGCGACGCGCCTGCAAAGCGCTTCCCTATCGAGGTGCCCAAGTGAGCAAAGCACGCGCGCACGAATCTGCAGCTGAGCAACTGCAACGCGATGTAGACAAGCTCATAGATCGCTACGAGACGCCAGGCGTACGCATGGGGGGTAGCGTCCTTAGAGTCGAATGCTTCAAGGCAGATCTAGTGTTTGCTGTCGAGTCCCCTAACGGCGATATGCACTATAGGGGGCGAATCCTGCTGCCTGTCGCACGAAAGAAAAGCAAGGTTTACACCGCTGATCAGGTGCGTTGGGATGAGTAGCGCAGGCTATAACCCGCTGCGATGGAAGTGTGAGCAACTCGGTTGCTTCAACAAAGTAGCGCGCCCGAAAATCGAGATATTTGCTGAGTGTTTCCCTCGGCGTATCGCGATGGGCGATATGGACGGGTATGTAGAGATCGGGGGAAAGTTCCTGATCATGGAATGGAAGCACACAGGGCACGAATCACTAGAGGAGGGCCAGCGCAGGGCTTTCGATGCGTTCCTCAGGGCACCGAACAGGATGTTTACTATTCTGTGCATCTGTGGCGATGCGCATCGCATGCAGGTATCGAGCGCGATGTATTACGCCGGCATCGGCAGCGCATGGAAGCCTCGCGACATGGAATGGTGCAGGCGTTTCATATCGAGCTGGGCAAGCTGGGCCGACAGGAGGGTGTATGCCGCGTGTTAGAGGACACATGATGGAGGGCCGGCGTGATGCTAATCATGCGGAGGTAGTTCACTGGTATAAGCAGCACGGCTGCACCGTTGTCGATTTGAGCACTGTAGGCAGCGGGTGCAGTGATCTGCTAATCGGTTGCGCAGGCGTCACTGATCTGTGCGAGGTGAAAACGCTCTACGGGGAGCTTTCAGAAAGTCAGAAGCGATTCAACCGCGACTGGAACGGCTCGAAATCCTGGAAGTGCACCACGCTCGATGACGTTAACGCGCACGTATGCCACATGCGGGCAAGGGCGCGGTTACTGGGCAAGCTGAATAGGGCCGAGTAATGAACAGCGGCAAATTCTGCAGGCTGACGACGCTCACAGCTCGCTGCACCTCCTGTAACAAGCTATTCGCCGTTACCTATGCGCAGCTGCACTTTTCCCGTGAAGACGGATGCCTATTCAGCCCGTGCTGCTTCGGCGTAGCTACCCTGCATGCCATAACAGTGAAAACGGCGAGGGCGAAACGGTGACAGTTGCAACGTCAGAGGACATCGCCTTTATCGATCGGATCCTAGAGTCTTGGGCCGCATGGGCAAGGCAAGACGGTTGCCCTCGATGCTCGCACCCGATCAGCTATGCGAGTGCACGCAGCGTGTCGCACGTATTGAGGCTAGGCGATGAATCTTTTTCGGTAGTCGACAGCGCTGTGGCAAAGCTCACTCTAGAGCGCCGCAACGTGATCAAAATCCACTACTGCAGGCCGGAGCATGAGACGCGAGGCCGCAAGGCACAGGTTTGCGGTATTTCGATCACGGGGTACAACCGCCTAGTGCGCAATGCACAGCTCGATGTCTACGAGGCCCTAGTGGCGCGTGTCGACTCCTGGCGCATGTCGTGATTCGAACCCCGCAGCTCGTCTATCGAGCGCCCTACGTGTACCTGTGTCAGAGCGCCGAAAAATCTCGCCTGATACGTATTGGCCACACAATGCGTCCTGTTTACGAGAGGCAACGTCTAGAGAAGCGCTACGCGAACGGCATAGCCTGGCTGTGCAACGTTCGAGCCTTCGCTGTGCTAGCGCCTGTGCTGTGGGCGCGATTCGCGTACTGCAGTGCTGGGCGGCAGTGGTTTCAGCCGGATAGGCGGTTACTGCTGCTGGCGGATCAGCTCGTACGTCGAAATAGCGAGGCCTTGCTTAGCGTGGATGACTTGCAGGGCATATTTGCAGCAGTATTTCCTGAGGCGCCTTACACCGGCATCGCTCAGTACCGGATCAGCGAGACGTACATTCGGCGCTGCCGAATGCAACTCTACGATGGAATCGTATAGTTGAAATCTCGCATCAGCCAGTACAAATGCTTATAGGCCTTTCGCAAGTGGGGAAGTAAAAAGCCTGCACTGTAGGTTCGCTGCGTTAGCGCTCGACTGAGGCCTTGTAAACCTCCGAGTGCAGGCGCTTAGGCATAGGGGGCGAGGCCTCGCGCATTTGGCGCCTAATCCTCCCTGGTACGCGTAGCTTTTCCCTCTATGCCTAAGCGCCCTCCCATACATAGGCCCCTCGGGCACAGGAGCGAGCAGCAACGTAAGTATGCGTACAACGTTGCACGCCTAGCACGCCTGCTAGCACGTGGTGATCGCAGCCCCTACAACGCACCCTGGCCCTCTATACGCAAGGCGCACTTACTAGCGAATCCCTTGTGTGTGTTTCACATGGAACAATCTCAGCGCGTACCTGCTAACGAGGTAGATCATATCGACGGTGATCCGTGGAATAACGAGCCACGTAATCACCGCTCGCTATGCAAGCGCTGTCATTCGAGGCGAACTGCTATAGATCAGGGGTTCGCTAAGCGATGAGCAGCATAGGCGCATGCGTCGAGCTGATCATCGATGAGCAAGGGCGCACAGTCGAGGTATTGATAGACGGGGCTAGGATCACGGATGTAGACAATGCAACCGTGCTAGCGGAGCCGAATCAGAGATTGCAGATCGTTATCACCGTCAACGTGCAAAGCCTCCTATCGCGCTCAGGAGGCCTGCAGGGGGTAGGTGGTGCAAAACTCTGAGCATTTTCAGCCACGAGCGCGACGCTACCGCAATTTTCGCGCGCTCGATTCAAGGGTTTCGCACTGCAAACTGCGGGGCGCGTGCCCTAAATCGGCCAGCAGATGACGCAGGGAAGCGCTGCAGACGCGATCGTAAACCGGGCGCTAGATAGCCTAATCCCGTACGCGCGCAACGCTAGAACGCACTCAGACGCGCAGGTTGCGCAGATTGCAGCGTCGATTCGCGAGTTCGGATTCACGTCGCCAGTCCTAGTCGACAGCGCCGGGACAATCATCGCCGGCCATGGGCGAGTCATGGCAGCTCGGCAGCTCGGGCTACAGACAGTGCCCACAATCTGTGTCGGTGACTGGAGTGACGCGCAGCGCCGCGCCTACATTATCGCGGATAACAAGCTGGCGCTTAACGCAGGCTGGGATCACCAGCTACTTGCTATCGAACTTGACGAATTGCGCGAGCTGAAATGGGATATGGATCTGTTGGGGTTCGAGGCGTCCGAGTTAAACGAGCTGATAGGTACGCCGAACTTCGGGCCTAGTAGCGCAGATGAGCAGGGCAAGCTCGATGCGCTTGCAGAAAAGATTGTGCAGTGTCCGTTTTGCAGTCAGCGATTCGATGTCAACGCCCTCCCTAAGGATTGATTGGGCCTCACATGAGGCAGCAGCTACAGCGTGCAGGCGCTGGCATTACTCGCGCAGTATGCCGATGCCACCGCTCGTCAAGTGCGGCGTCTGGGAGTCAGGAGAATTCATCGGTGTAGTACTGTTCAGTCGAGGCGCCTCGCGGAACCTGATGAGGCCCTACGGACTGCAGCAGGAGCAAGGTTGCGAGCTAACTAGAGTCGCGTTGCGTGCTCACTTAACCCCTGTCTCGCGCATCGTAGCGATCGCGATACGCATGATGCACAGGCAGAATCCTGGTTTACGCCTCGTTATTTCCTTCGCAGACGCGAATCAGGGACACGTCGGCGGCATCTATCAGGCCGGTAATTGGATCTATTCAGGCCTGACGAACAAGAAAATAGAGTACGAAACAGCGGGTGGAAAGCGCCTGCACTCTAGGCAGGTATCGCGCAACGGCTCGATAAAGCAGTTTGGCGAGTACACAACTGCTCCGAAAGTCGCAGACTGTAAGCGAATCTATTGCGAGGGGAAGCATCGCTACCTAATGCCACTCGATGCAGACATGCGCGCGCAGTTGCTGCCCTTAGCGCTCCCATACCCTAAGCGTCCAAAGCATGCGATGGCCGGCACCACCGGCACAGCGACGGGGTAGCACCGATCTGGACGCTCCACTATGCCATCTGGAAGAAAGCCTAAGCCGACGTGGTTGAAACTGGTTGCCGGGAAGCCAGGACATCGCCCGCTCAATCTAGACGAGCCTCTAGCAGAGGGCGATCTCATTGAGGCGCCTGACTGGTTCACTCCAGAGCAGACAGCAACCTGGGATGCTGCAATCAAAGCAGCACCGCCAGGCCTGCTAAAGGAGCTAGATCGCTCAGTGCTGACTGTGTGGGCGACAGCCTGCTGGCTGCATAAGGACGCGATTAAACGCATATCGATATCGGGCAGCGTCGTGCGTAACCCTGTAACAGGCAAGCCGATGGAGTCGCCCTACGTTGCCATCGCGAAAGATAACTCGCAGATCATGCTGCGAGCTGCATCAGAGATGGGATTCTCACCTACATCGCGCGCACGCGTGAAAGTGGATGTTGGAAAACGTGTCGGAAATAGATTCTCGGAAATCAAAGATCTCAAGGAAATTGACGAGGTGTAGGGATTACGTATCGATTGCGATCGCGTACGCCGAAGAGGCTATCGCAGATAAGGCGCATGAAAGTCATAACAAGGCAGTGCGCCTAGCAGCAGCAAGGTTTATTAGAGATTTGAAACGCACGCAAAACAAGCGGCCGCCGTTCAACTTTTCACCGCATTGGGCTAACAAGGCTTGTGCCTTCATTGAGCAACTGCCGCACGTCGAGGGCGTATGGGAATCCCTGACGATTGTGATGCACCCGGCGCATATCTTTTTCGTGGTGAATCTCTTCGGGTTCAGAGCGCTAGACGGAACGCGCCGATTCACGTCAGCGCTATTCGCTGTTGCTCGAAAGAATGCCAAGAGCACCATAGCGGCAGCAATCCTACTGTGTGCATTTTGCTTAGAGCCGGAAGTCGGCCCGCAGGTTATCTCTGCAGCCACGACAGGATCGCAGGCGCGTATTGTCTTCGGTATCGCGCAGCGAATGGTGCAGCAATCGCAGGATTTGCGGCTGGCTTTCGATTTAGAAACATTCGCTAATTCGATTGCTCGGTATGAGGTTGGCGGGCTTTTTAAGCCGATCAATGCCAAGGCGAGCACTCAGGATGGGTTAAACCCATCGCACACAGCGCTAGATGAGATTCACGCGCACAAAACACATGATTTGCTAAACGTGCTGCGCTCAGCAGCAGGCGCTCGACGCTCGCCGTTGTTTCTCTATACCACCACCGAGGGCTACGAAAACACAGGGCCGTGGGGCGAGTTGCGCAACTTCGCGCTGCAGGTAGTGCAGCGCGTAGTGGATGCCGATCACTTTCTAGCGCTGTACTACGGGCTAGATGACGAGGATGACGACTTTGACGAGCGACGCTGGGTAAAGGCTAACCCACTAATGCAGGTGAATCCGATACTCCTGAGCGAGATACGCAAGGGCGCTATCGAGGCAAAGTCAATGCCGGGGCAGCTGGCAGAGTTCCGCATTAAGCGGCTAAATCGCCGAGCAGCTGCAGCGAGTGCGTGGGTAAACCTGCGTCGCTGGCGCGAGTGCTCAGGCCCTGTTGATCTCGCAAAGATGCGAGGCCTGCCGTGCTGGGGCGGCCTCGACTTAGCAGCGACTACCGACATGGTGGCGTGGGCCTTGCTGTTTTATGACGAGGATGCTGATCACTTCTACACGCATGTTCGCTACTGGGTGCCTGCAGGTGCAGTGCATTCGCGTACTGAGCGCCGCTCGGTGCCCTATTCCGGTTGGATAGAGCAGCGTCTAGTGACTCTAGTCGACGGCGATACGATTGATTACGAGCAAATAGAGCAGCAGATCCTCGCTGATTACGAGGAGTTTTCACCCTCGGTGATCGCTTTTGATCCCTGGAACTCTACAGCGATGACTAACAATCTGACGAACCAAGGGGTTCCGATGGCTGCATTCATCCAGGGTGCGAAGTCCTATAACCCGGCGATGAAAGTGTGTGAGCAAGCCTACATGGATAAGCGCCTGAGTCACGGCGGCAATCCGGTGCTGCTATGGAACGTCTCTAACGTGGTGCCTATACGTGATACGAACATGAATATTCGCCCCGATCGCAAGCGCTCGCCTGACAAGATAGACGGCGCCTGTGCTCTATTCATGGCGTTCGGCGTCTCGCAGGTTGCAGACGCGAATGCGAACGCGGCCGGATTCTTTACTGATCCGGTGCGCGCATGAGGTTGCGGCAGGAATCTAATCTGCTGCCTCGCGCAGCAGGGGTAACGCCTGCGCGTCGCAAGCAATTCTTCTGGGGCCTGTGGAGCTTTAGCCAGAGCATCCTGCGCAATCGGACTTTCTGGCCGCTCGGTGGCGGACAGGGAGAGTCGGCTCCTCCTGTCAATCAAGTCAGCTCGCGCTCAGGGATCAACATCGATCAAGCGGTGACGCTGACGCTTTCGACAGCGTGGGCCTGCACGTGGCGCTACGCGAATACGATTAGCACGCTGCCCCTGATGCTCATGCGCACAGGGCCGCAGAATACCGCGACTGTCGCCAGCGACTTGCCCCTGTATTCGATCCTGCATGACAAGCCGAACGAACAGATGTCAGCGTCTGCGTTCTGGCAAAGCATGGTTGCCTCGATGTTCCTGTGGGGCAACGCGTACGCACTCAAGCTATACAGCGGTACTGAACTCGTCGGCCTCAAGCTACTGCGCCCCGAGTACGTTACGCCGTACTTACGTAACGATCGCCTGCGCTTCGATTACGCGCCAGGCATTGAGGCCGAGGCAGACTACTCAGCCGAGCAAGTGTTTCATCTGTTTCACCGCTCTCTAGACGGCCTCGTCGGCACCTCGCAATTGCAGTACGGGGCAGATTCTCTAGGGCTCGCGTTGTCTGCTGAGCGAACTAGCTCGCTCTACTGGAAGAATGGAATACGCGCCTCAGGGTTCATTAAAACCAACAGCTGGTTGACGCCGAAGCAGCGCAAGGATTACCGCGAGTCTGTGATGGGATTCATGGGCAATAGCGATGCGACAGACGCCAAGCAGGGCGGCGTGATGATTATCGAAAACGCTGCAGACTTTCAGCCGATCACAATGAAGCCAATAGACGTCGAGCTGCTGGCGTCGCGCCGCTTCTCTGTCGAGGATGTTTGCCGGTTCTGGGATCTGCCCCCGGTACTCGTTGGGCACGCTGCAGACGGGCAAACGATGTGGGGCACAGGTATCAGCGAAATTATTCTCGGCTGGTTCAAGCTCGGCTTGACGCCGATCCTGCGGCGCATTGAGCAGGAGATTTGGCGCCAGCTTCTGGATCCGGTGCAGCGCCTGAGCTTGTTTGCTGAGTTCAACCTAGAGGCACTGCTGCGCGGTGATCCTACGGCGCGCGCTGCCTTCTATTCGCAGATGAGCCAGAACGCGATCTATACGCGCAATGAAATCCGCGCAAAAGAAAACCTACCGCCGATGCCTGGCGGTGACGTGCTCACTGTGCAGAGCAATCTAGTACCGCTCGATAAGTTGGGCGAGGTTGCAAGTGCACCTGCAGCTCAGGTGCGTAGCGCGCTGCGCGAATTTCTCGGAGTGAAAGATGACGCAGCAAAATAAGCAACGGGCGTTCCCTCTGAACGTCAAAGACATTCAGGAGGCCGGCACGTTCAGCGGCTATCTAAGTGTATTCGACGTCATCGATTCGTATAGAGAGGTAGTGGCGCCCGGCGCGTTTCGCAGCACGCTATCAAAGTGGACGGAGAAAGGCAGACTGCCGCCGCTGCTTTGGCAGCACCGCTCAGGCGAGCCGCTCGGCCCCTTTACTCGCATGGAAGAGGATAAGCGCGGGCTGTATTTCGAAGCGCAGCTACTAGTCAATGACATCGCGCGCGCGCGCGAGGCGTATGCGCTGCTGAAAAACAAAGTCATCGGCGGCATGTCGATCGGCTTCTCTATCAACCCTGATGGCGAGGAATACGACAGCCGCGCCGGGGTAGTTGTTTTGCGTGACATCGATTTGTGGGAGGGCTCGTTAGCGACATTCCCTGCAAACGAGGCAGCGCAGGTATCAGACGTTAAGGGCCGAGAGTTTATCGAGCGTATCCGCGCATCGACTGAGCGCGGGAACCTCCCGACGATTCGAGATTTTGAGGACGCAATGCGAGAGGTATTCGCGTTCAGCCGAGACAAGGCGAAGGCACTGGCCAGCCTGGGGCTCGGGCAACTGCAGCGAGAGGCTGGCAGTAAAGAGGCAAGTCCGACACTGGCCGAGATCTTAGAGGCCGTGAAGCAATTGCCAGACATTCAATCTTTACTAAAAGGTAACTCGCAATGACTCCTGAACAGCAGGCACTGATTGATGGCATTAAGGCCGCGATGAAAGAACGCGATGCGGAAACGCTCGTGGTACTGAAGAAAACTGCCGAGGATGTAGAGAAGTTCGGCAAGATTCAGGAGGGCACCAAGGATGCAATCGCCACCCTGAATACCAAGGGCCAGGAACTGCATGCGCGCCTGTCGGAAATCGAACAGAGCGTTGCAGGCCTGAAGGCTGCAGGCCCGAGCAAGCCTGAGCAGGAGAAGAGCTACGGGCAGCAGTTCGTAGAGTCTGAAGAGTGGAAGGCCTTTGCCAAGCGCGGCGGCAGTATCAAGCATACGTCCGAGCCGTTCCGTGCGAAAGCTATCACCTCGATTGCAGGCAGCGGTGCTGCAGGTATCTGGAGCGATCGCCTGCCAGGCGTCATCGAGGAGCCGCTGCGTCCGCTCAGCATTCGAGACTTGCTCGATGTCGGCCGCACCACGAGCAACCTCATCGAGTATATCCGGGAGCTTGTGTATACGAGCAATGCGGATGTAGTCAGCGAAGGCACGCTTAAGCCTGAGTCAAACATCACGTACGAACGTGCGGATTCGCCGATTCGTACCATCGCGCACTGGATTCGCGCTACTCGACAGGTACTCGCAGACTTCCCGCAGCTGCAGTCTCTGATCAACGGGCGCCTGCGATGGGGCCTGAAGATTAAGGAGGAGAATGAGATTCTCCTCGGTGACGGCACCGGCGAGCATCTGCTCGGCTTGATCCCTCAGGCGACGGACTACAACACGGCTCTAAACAAGTCGGGCGATACGATGATTGACGTTATCCGTCACGCGCTGCTGCAGGTAGAACTCGCGTTCTATCCTCCGTCAGGAAGCGTGATGTCTCCGACTGACTGGCATAACCTCGAACTGACGAAAGACAACGAAAACCGCTACATGATGGCATCGCCTATGGCGCGTACGCCACCGATGCTGTGGGGTTATCCCGTCGTCAGCAGCCACGCGATGACGCAGGGCGGATTCCTCGTCGGTGCGTTCCGGCTCGCCTCGACGCTGTGGGATCGCGAGGAATTTTCGATCATGGCCAGCACTGAGGATCGCGATAACTTTGTGACGAACATGGTTACGATCCTCGGCGAGGAGCGCCTCGGCCTCACTGTCTACCGTCCGCGTGCATTCGTTTACGGTAACTTCCCGATCGGCAGCACTACCTGATACCCGTTCGTCGGGCCTGTGTCGGAGCTGCGGACTGCAACGCAGCTCCTCTTTCTAAGGTTGAAATATGCCTCAATACGTAGCGCTAAAGACGTTTCTGGGACGGTACGGAACGATGCACAGGGGCATGACGTACACGCTTCCCGACGGATACGGGCGCGATCTAATGCACAACGGCCTAGTGCGCCTGATGTCTAGGGATCACGCACCGGTGAACGCTGCTCATGCGGAGGCCCCAGTAAAGTTGGGGGAAGGTACGGAGGCCCGGCAGGGCGATGGGACGGCGCTACCGTTGTCTGTATTGCTTCCGGCCCGTCCCTCACTGAGGCGGACGCTGACTACGCGCAATCGCGGGCCAAAGTAATCACGATCAATTCGAGCTATGCGCGCGCGCGTGATGCAGATGTCCTGTATGCGTGCGACTGGCGTTGGTGGAATCACTACATAGGGCAGGTGCGCAAGTCCTTTGCCGGGGAACTGTGGACTTGCTCAGAGCAGGCGCGCGATGAGTTCGGCCTCTACTGGATTCGAGGAGCGCCTGGCGATGGGATCGCGCCGGATCCTGACACTATCCTGCACGGGATGAATAGCGGGCATCAGGCGATCAACCTCGCGTGCATTTTCGGGGCCTCGCGCATCTTGCTGCTCGGTTACGACTGCATGCATACCGGCGGCAAATCACACTGGCACGGCGATCATCCTAAGACGCTAGGTAACGCTCGATGCGTCGGGCAGTGGGCTCGGGGGTTCGCTCGCCAGGCAAAGGATGCAGCGCTGCGAGGTGTCGAGATAATCAACTGCAGCCGCGCGACAGCGCTTACGTGCTTTCGACGCAGCATCATTACCGAGTGCATCTAATGAAAGGCTGGGACTGGAGCAAGTTTAAGGGTAGTCAGGCCTGCCTAAAGTGGGCGCGTCGCAACCTTGAAGCGCTCGAAAAGACGCTGCCGCTAGTGTCTGCGCGCAAGGCCTGTGTGCAGGCGGGGGGCAACCTCGGAATATTCCCGAAGTGGCTGGCTCAATATTTTGAGATTGTTTACACGTTCGAGCCTGAGCAGGAACTGCATAAGCTGCTAAAGCTGAACGCACCGGAAAATAACATCCTCTGCATGAATGCAGCACTAGGAGATACGACAGAGCCGGTGCGTATGGCGTGCACGCGCCGCGATGACTCGGGGCGCGCTGTGCATGAGGGCCTGACGCACGTAGCTGGGCCGGGAAATGTTCCGTGCCTGCGTCTAGATGACTTGCGCCTGAATGAATGCAATCTCTTGTACCTCGATATCGAGGGCTGGGAGTATCGGGCGCTGATCGGTGCTCGCGAGACGATTGATAGGTGCCGCCCGGTGATAGGTGTCGAGATAAACAAAAACATTTCGTACACAGGCCGAAGCGGTGACGAGCTGCGCAAGCTGATCATCTCGCACGGCTATCAGCTCGCCCTCACAGTGCAGTCCGATGAAATCTATACCCCCGCATTCTGAGCAGGCAGCGTATGACGCAGCTTTCAATCGAGCGCGCGCCGTTGAATACCCAGAGCTAGATCGCTTAGAGCAGCTCGCAGGCTACGCGGTTGATCGCGCGCGACTAGAGAGTGCAGCGAGGATTCTGCAGTGCCCGATCAAAGCGAACGCGCCGAACTGGCAGCACGGGCGCGTTCTATATACGCTCGCGCGTCAATACATCGCGTGGCAGAAAGTCCCGACTATCTTTCTCGATATCGGCACCGCGAAAGGGTTCTCGGCGTGCGTCCTATCGTGGGCGATCGCGGATGCAGGCGCTGCGCACCGCGTCATCTCTATCGATGTAGTAGAGCCTGACACGTTCGTAAAGCGTAACAGCGTTGTAGAGTGCGAGCGCCTGATGACAGTGCAACAGTTCGTAGCGCCATTCATCGCCGCGCAGGTGTCCGTAGAGTTTCTCGGTAGAGGCTCAGCAGACTGGCTCATAAAAGCGCCTCGCGATACGCATATCGGCCTCGCGTTCATCGACGGCAAACATACGTTCCAGTCGGTGACGCTGGAGGCGCTTTCGATTGCCAAGTTCCAGTGTCGAGGCGACGTGATGGTATTTGACGATACCCAAATCCCTGACGTAGGCCGCGCCACGATGCAGCTGCGCAACTATCGCCGCGACGGTATCTATCTGTCAGGGGCGCATCGCTCCTACTGCGTAGCCGTCAAGTGCTGACGGTTGCGTGCGTATACGTGAAAGGGCATGTTGCCTTTACTCAAGAGTACGTAAAGCGTCTGCACTCAATGGCGCGGCGCTGCATCGCCCGCCCGTTCGAGTTTGTCTGCCTCACTGATCAGCCCCATCAGATGCCTCGCGGCGTGCGAGCAATCCCGATCAGGTTGCCGTATCGCTGTAAAGGATGGTGGGCGAAAATCGAGCTATTTAAGCCAGGCAGATTCGGAGGGCGCGTTCTGTATCTCGACTTAGATACGCTGCTGCTCGGGCCGCTCGATGACATCATTGATTACAACGCAGAGTTTGCGCTAGCGCCAGACGGTGCCCCGAACTTCAAGGGCGGCGAGGGCCTTGCTGTAGTCAAGCGCTATAACTCCAGCGTGATGGTTTGGGATTGGGATTTTGCACCTGAGCTTTACAGGCGCTGGACTCCTGCGGTAGCGCGCCGCCTATGGGGTGATCAGGACTGGATCGGCGAGCAATGCCCGGACGCAAGCATCATGCCTGCAGAATGGTTCCCTCGACTGAGTATCGCGCGCGAGCGCTGGCCGCAATCTGCAAAAGTGGTGCTGTGCAAAGCGCCTAAAAATGCAGCAGCGGCTCTGCATTGGAGCTGGTTCGAGGAGATGTGGAAATAATGGGCGCACCGGGATTCGATGACGCACCGATGACGTGTTTGGCACCCTCGGGAAGTTTCACGCCTATAACATTCTGCTATCCGTACTACGAAAACGCAGGATTTTTGCGCGAGCAAGTACACGTCTGGAATAACTATCCTGACGAGTTGCGCCGCCACCTGTCAGTCAACATTGTAGATGACGGCTCGCCTGATCATCCTGCAGCTGACGTGCTGCGAGACATGCGCTTGCGCTTTACTGTTCGGCTATTCCGCATCGGCGTGGACGTTCGTTGGAACTGGCTTGCAGCTCGAAACATCGCAGTTAATTACGCGCATGATTGGTGCCTGCTCACGGACATGGATCATGTGGTTCCGCAGGAAACGCTGCGCGCGATCATTTGTAGCAGGCTATCCAGCAATGTCATTTACAGATTCAGCAGGCGCGAGCATACAGGCGAGGTGATACACCCGCACCCGAATAGTATGCTGATGAGGCATGCAACGTTCTGGCGCGTCGGAGGGTATGACGAGGCGCTGTCGGGACACTACGGAACAGACGGGGATTGGCGCAGGCGCTGCGCAGCGACTGCCCCTGTGTTTACGCTTCCGTGCCATCTGCTGCGCTACGAGTACCAGGGCGACAGCTCGACTACGCATTACCTGCGCAAGCAACCTGAGGATGCAGGCAAAAAGGCAATCATCGCAAAGCGCGGGCCGGGCTGGCGTCCTAAGGTGCTGTCGTTTCCTTACGAGGAGATAATCATTGCTTAGGGTAGTGACGTGGAAGTGGAAGCCTCTGCAAGGCTACCGCAGCACGTTCCTTGCAGCGCACGTAAACATCCTGCGCAATATGGTTGCGCGTCACTACAAGCGCCCTCATGAGTTCGTCTGCATTACTGATGACGCGGAGGGTATCGATGCAGACATTCGAGTGATCCCGCTTTGGGATGATCACTCTACGATCGTAAGCCCGCACCGCCCGACGAGTCCTAGCTGCTACCGCCGACTGAAAGCATTCAGCGCTGAGGCAGCAGACATTATCGGGCCTCGATTCGTCAGTCTGGATTTAGACACGGTGGTTACGGGGGATCTGTCGCCGTTGTTTGATCGCGAGGAGGATTTCGCGATCTGGGGCGATACCGCACCGCGCACCTGGTACAACGGGAGCTTTTGGATTCTCACTGCAGGAACCCGCACGCGGGTGTGGACTGAGTTTGATCCGAAGCGATCACCGGCCATAGCGAAAGCATCCGGGCAACTCGGCAGTGATCAGGCGTGGATCGGCTACTGCCTCGGCCCGCACGAAAAAAAACTCAGTCAGCGCGAGGGTATCTATTCATGGCGGGTGCACATTGAGCCGCGCGGCGGTGCGCTACCTCGCGGCTCGCGGTTGGTTATGTTCCACGGCCACACGGATCCGTGGATGCCTCACATTCAGCAAAAGCACAGCTGGATTCGCGAGCACTATAGGTAATCATCATGCTTACGCTGCTGGAAGTGAAAGAACATCTGCGAATTGAGCCGGAGAATACGACGCAGGATGATTACCTATCGCGCCTGAAGGCAAGTGCGGAAGCCTGGGCCTGCAGCTTTCTCAATGTCGACTCTCTGGAGGAGTTCGATAGCGACAGTAGCCCGCCTGCAAGTCCGTTCAGGCTGCCGGAGGATCTGAAAACAGGGCTGCTGTTTCACGTCGAGGCAGTGTATCACCGAGACGAAAAAATGATGCAGCTGCTGCTAGACAGGGCCGAGTGGTTAGTAATGCCGTACCGCAAACAGATGGGCGTATGAACTGCAAAACGTGTCGACGCATCCGGGAAAGATGGCGCGAAATCCTAGCGCGTAGAGATATCAGGCGCGCAGAGGAGCGCGCGCGTGCGAAGCGCTTCGCAGCGCAGGCACGTTTGCCAGATGAGCCACCGTTTCGCAACGCGCGCCGGCCCGATGAACCGCCTGTGCGCAACGTACCTCCTGAGGATCGCGATAGATGAACTCCGGGCAGCTTGATCAGCGCGTGCTACTGCAGCGCCGCATCGAGACGCGCACGCTGCGCGGCGCCGTAGTGACTGCATACATCGATGCAGGCTACATGTGGGCTGCTGTTGAGCCGCTGAGCGGGCGCGAGTTGTTTCATGCGCAGCAGACGCAGGCAGAGATAACTACGCGCGTGCGCGTGCACTGGCAGCGGGGAATTACCGAGCTGATGCGCATAGTGCATACGCGCAGCTACGCCTCGCCTCAGCTCCTCGATATTTACGACGTCGCCTCTGTGCTCGACATGTCATCGCGGCATCACGAGCTGCACCTACTCTGCATTAAGCGGGCCGTCGAGCAAGGGGTAAGCATACCCCCGTCAATCATCACTGCAGATATGGACTCTATAACCGTCGACAACGGGTGACGAATGCAGACGCCAGTCAATATCGGGGCCTCAGCGAATGATGGCACCGGCGACAGCCTGCGCGTTGCGTTCGCAAAGCTGAATGCAAACGATGCCGAACTGTTCGCAACTACGGCCGCTACGCCTGCGTCACTCCTGGCTCTAATCCTGCAAGTTGACGGGCCTGGCTCGGGCCTAAATGCAGACTTGCTCGATGGACTCAATTCAACTGCATTCGCGCTGGCGATTCACCTGCATGCAATCGCGGATGTCACCGGCTTGCAGGCAGCGCTCGATGCGAAGTTACCGGCTACGAGCTACACGGCAGCTGACGTACTGAGCAAGCTACTGACAGTCGACGGTGCCGGCTCGGGCCTCGATGCTGACACCCTCGACGGGCAATCCTCTGCAGCGTTCCTGCTAGCGTCGAGCTACACAGCGGCTGACGTACTGTCGAAACTGCTAACGGTAGACGGTGCGGGTAGCGGCATAGATGCGGACTTGCTCGACGGCATGTCATCTGCTGCCTTTGCGCCGGTGTCACATACGCACGCGCAGAGCGAGGTGACAGGACTCCCAGCAGCCCTTGCAGCAAAGCTTGACGCAACTGCCTACACGGCCGCTGATGTCATCGCGAAAGTCCTAACGGTAGACGGCGCAGGCTCAGGGTTAGACGCTGATCTGCTGGACGGGCTGTCGTCTGCTGCCTTCGCAACCGCTGTGCACTCGCATGCAATTGCTGACGTCACCGGCTTGCAGGCAGCGCTTAACGGGAAAGGGGATCTGTCGAGTTCGGTTTCAGTTTCTGTGGACAGCGAGTTAGTAGTATTCAGTGGCACTACGGGCAAGCTGATAAAGCGAGCGATAGGCACAGGCCTTGCGACGTTGACGGCGGGCGTGCTGTCACTCACGGATCCAGCGACGTTCGCCGCAGCGGTGCATACGCACGCCCAGGCAGATGTCACAGGACTCACAGCAGCGCTCGCAGCTAAGTTAGATTCGAGCGTATACACCGCCGCTGACGTCCTGTCGAAACTGCTAACCGTTGACGGTGCGGGCTCGGGCCTCGACGCCGATTTGCTCGATGGCTTTTCATCTGCTGCCTTTGCAGCTGCGTCGCACGCGCATACGATCGCTGACGTGACAGGCCTGCAGACGGCGCTCGATGCCAAGCTTGCATCAGCCAGTTACACGGCAGCTGACGTGCTGAGCAAGCTACTGACGGTAGACGGTGCAGGCAGCGGTATAGATGCGGACTTGCTCGACGGGCAATCCTCTGCAGCGTTCCTGCTAGCGTCGAGCTACACCGCCGCTGACGTACTGAGCAAGCTACTGACAGTCGACGGTGCAGGCTCGGGCCTCGATGCTGACACTCTAGATGCGCTGTCGTCGGCTGCATTCCTGCAGGTATCCAGCTATCAGGCGCTGACGCCGACGTGGAGCGCCGATCACACCTTCACGGCGAAGGTATTTGTAACGGCTGTGGCAATCCCGGCAGGCCTCGGCGGCGGCGGTGCGGGAAGTTTGTATGTCGGCGCCACAACCACCGGTTCGATAAACGCTTATCAGTACGGTGCGGTGCCGCATGTCAACCTGTACCGCACCAACGGCAGCGTCGGATCGGAAACGGCTATCGTATCCGGCAACCAGCTTGGAATGCTGCGTTACAGCGGCAACTACACTACCGGCACGTTCTACAGCGGTGCCGAAGTCATCGGAAGTGCAACCGAGAATTGGAGCGGCACGAATCGAGGGGCCAAGCTAGAGCTGTATGTAACGGCTCTAACGACGGTTGCGCTAGTGCAGGCAGCTAGCATCGCGTTCGAGGAGATAACGCTACTCTCTACGCATGAGCAGCCGATCCTAACGATGGGTTCGTTAGTCGGGACATCGCTAACAGCCCTGCGCGGCATAACTGTTGCGACTACAGGCGCTGCGAATTTGAGGCTGGTATCTAGAGCGGGGCGAAACACGTTCAATGCGATTCGCATAAACGGTACTAGCGCATCGCCAACAGCATTGCTCGCGAATGATCCGCTATTCCTGTTCACCTCAGGAGGTGCGCAGGATACAACGCCGACGCTCAATACTGCTGGCGGCTTCTCGATGACGGCCGGCGAGAATTGGAGCGCTACAAATCGCGGCTTCATTTTGAGGCTGCAGAGTACTGCAAACGGCGGAACCACTCAGTCGAATACGATCACGTGTCACGGAACGCAAGCACAATTCCTCGACGGAACTTTAGCGCTGCCTGCTGTCGCCTGGGCTAGCAGCCTCGGGATGGGCCTTTACAGGATCGCAAATAATCAGCTCGGCGTCAGCTGCAACGCAACGCTGGTGCTCGATGTCTCGACGGCGCTTTTCGCGATCACCGCGACAACGGTTCGATTAAACACCACTAGCGCCACGACGGTAGGCGCTGCGGGAGGCGCGTCTGCGTTGCCTTTAACCCCGCTTGGGTACATCACAGCGAACGTGAACGGCACCGCCTGCAAGATACCTTTCTATAACACCTGAGCAGCCATGAAATACGAACTGAATACTAAGCTTCTGAACCTCGATGGAACCGAGATAAAGACGCCTGAGGGCGGCGCGGTAACGTTCAAAACAGTAGCAATTGCCTGTCTGGTGCAAGCGCAGGATCGCGAGGCCGAAGACAAAGTTGCGGCATTCCGGCTCGCGGTAAAACTCGAATGCGCGACTGCAACGGTGGAGCTTGAAGCCGAGGAGGTTACTCGACTCAAGCGGCTGATCGGCGCTGCTATGCCTGTCGTCATCGTGGGCCGCATGTTCAATCTGCTGGAGCACAAATGATTCAGGGTGGCGCGCAGCTACGTCGGCAGCTCCTGCAGCTGTCACGTAATGCTCAGGGGCGCGCGCTGCGCGCTGCCGTGCGCGCCGGTATCAAGCCTGCTCAGGCGCGCGCAAAACAGCTGATACCTGTAGGCGATGAGGCGCACAAAACCGAGCAGGGCAAAGTAGTCAGGCCCGGATTCGCACGCCGCAGTATCCGCGCCATCGTGAAAGTCAGTCGAGATAAGACGCGAGCCGAAGCGCTCTTGGGCGTGCGCAAAGAGGCGCGATATGCGGTGCAGTTCATTGAGCTGGGCAGCAGCAAGACGCCTGCACAGCCATGGTTGCGGCCAGCCTTCGCGTCCCAGCAGCAGCAGATGGTTGAAGCAATCGCAGAGTCGCTTCGCAAAACGATCGCGGACGCAGCGAACACAAGATGAGTGATCCGAATTTTTTCCAATACCTGCTCGATGTAGCGCAGGTGCAGATGCTTATTTCCGATCGCTTTTACGCCGTGCGCGCACCGCAGGGGGCACAGCTGCCGTATGTGGTGTGGGCACGTTCAGGCCTAGACAGGCAAGCGATGTATTGCGGCGTCAATGGCGTAGTCGTCGGCGAGTACACATTCAGCTGCTACGGCATCACGCCTGACGAGGCGAACCGTGTGCACATAGCTATCCGCTACGCAATGCAGGATTTCGCCGGAATGATGGGCGACGTGCGCGTAAAGCACTGCCACCTGCAAACAGATTTCGAGTTAGAGGATCCCGATCCTGACACACACAGTGTGCGGCAGCTGTGGCAAGTCCATTTTGTAGAGACATAGGAGCGCCTATCCATGGCATCTGAAGATACCTTGATCGGTAATGAGTTTCGCTTTCAAGTCGGAAACGGGGCCTCGCCAGAAACGTTTGCAAATATGTGCGCCACAGTCGAGGCGAGCGGGCTCGGTGAGGAGTCGCCTCTAATCGATACGACTGCACTTTGCGACGCTGCGCGCATGTATCGGCGCGGCCTGCCGGACGGCCTAGAAGTGCCGCTGTTGGTTAATTTCATCCAGGGCGATGAGCAGATACAGAATCTGTACCTCGATTACAAAGCGAAAACAGTTCGCAACTTTCGAATGGTGATCGCGGATTCTTCGCCAGAAGAGTACGTCGAGTTTTCGGCGATCATTCGAGGCTGGAGCCTCGGCGCGCCTGTCGGCGAAAAATCCACGATGACGTTTACGCTAAAAGCAACCGGGGAAGTTAACTGGGTGTTTGCATGAGCAGATTCACGCTTCAATCCGAGACTATCGAGATACGCGGGCAGACGCTTACAGTGCGCGAGCTGACGGATAAGCAGAAAGGGCAGTGGGCGAAAGCGGTAAGCGACGATGTTTATTGCGCGCCCTCTATGCTCGTCTCGCTTGTCTGCTATCCGCCGGTGACTATCGAGGAGGCAGCAGACTGGCCCTCGCAGATCACCGCGCAGGTTGTGACGATAGCGCAGCGGCTGTCAGGTATGGGGGGCGACGAAAAAAACGCCTAACGCCCGAGGAGATTTTCCGGTGCAGGATCGCACTGGGCCTCGGGCTGCTACCTAGTGAGGTGCAGGAGATACCGGCTAGCGATTACTCGATGCTGACGCGCTACTGGCTGCATGAGCCATGGGGTTCCTGGCGCGACAATCTGCACACAGCATTACTCGCCACTGAGATACGCAGGCCGTATCTAAAGAAGGGCTCGCCTAACCCAATCGGGGATTTCATGCTCAGGCATCCCGACGAGCTGAGCGAGGAGCGCGCAGAAAAGAAGCGCAAGGCCTCCCGCAACCTGTTCAGCATGTTCAAATCGATCGCAAAAAAGAGGCCCCGCAATGGTTGATCTAGCATCGCTAGTAGTCAGGCTTATCGCGGATACCTCGCGTTTTCGTGGCGATCTAGATCGCGCGGCGAATGAGCTTTCGGGGTTCGAGAGGATCGCGAAAAGCGCTGTCGGAAAGGTTGCCATTGCGGCAGCAGCAGCTGCTTTCTCGGCGGCAGCTGCATTCGCCGTCATGGCGAAATCGGCTATCGATGCTGCCGACTCAATGAATGATCTGTCCAAGCAGACAGGTATCAGCACGGAGGCGCTGTCACAGCTTGAATATGCAGCAGAGCAATCAGGCACGAACCTGGAGGGCCTCACTGCGGGGTTCCGAAAGTTCAGTAAACAGATTGCGGAGGCCGCTGAAAAAGGCGGGCAGGCGCGCGACGCGTTCAATCTAATCGGAGTCTCTGTAACTGACGCAGCAGGCAAGTTAAAGCCTACTGAGCAGCTGCTGCTAGACGTTGCAGAGCAGTTCAGCATGTACAAAGACAGCGCGGCCAAGGCTGCATTCGCACAGGAACTGTTCGGGAAGTCAGGCGCGCAGCTTATCCCGTTCCTGAATCAGGGAAAGGCAGGAATACAGGGCCTCATGAAAGAGGCGGAGCGCCTAGGCCTTACGATCTCGGGAAAGACAGCTGCAGCAGCCGATGACTTTAATGACACCCTAAACACGCTTAACGCGCAGCTGACAGGGATAGTGCGACAGGTGACGTATGAAATGCTGCCGATGCTGCTGAATCTGGTTACAGCGTTTTCAGAGTTCGTGCGCGAGGGCAACGGCGCGCGAGGTTTAGTCGAGGGCCTAGGCACTGCATTCCGTGCGGTACTGTACGTAGGCATCGCAGTAGCGGATTTGTTCGGCGATCTAGGCCGCGCTATTGGCGCGTTCTATGCTGCGGAAAACGCGCTGCTGCATCTGAACGTTAAGGAGGCGCTGACAATCATTGCAGAGGCGAACGCTGACGGAGTTGCGCAGGAGGAGCGTACTTCTAAGCTGCTTGCAGCGATCTGGGACGATCGGGGTAAGGCGTACAAGAAAGCATTCACAATCGATAACCTGCTCGGGCTCGGGCGAGATTCACCGCGCCCAAAGCCGGGCGATAAAGTCGATTTCCCGATCCCGAAAGCAATCATCGATCCGGTGCAGGAAATTGAAATCAAGCTTAAGAAAATCGAGGTAGGCCCGCTCGATGATTTGTTTGACGAGATGAATAAAAAGACTCGCACTAGCACCGAGACGATTCTGGCGACGTTCAGCGAGTTAAAGGCGAGCCTCGATGTACTGTTCAGCGAAGGCATCATTAACCAGGATGTCTACACAAAACGTCTCCAGGGCGTGTATGACGACATGCGCGAATCTATTGCGAGGCAGACTGAGGAGGCGAAAGAGAAAGCAAAGGAGCTTAACGAGTTCCAGCTGCAGGCAGCACGCAATACGCAAGACATCATTGCGCAGACGTTCGAGGATCTGGCGACGGGCGCTGATACCTCATTCGGTGAAATCGTGAAATCCTTCGGGCAAATGATCATACGCCTAGCGGCACAGGCTGCTGCTGCGAACCTTGCAGGCAAGCTGTTCGGCGAGGCAGGCGGCGGCGAGAAAGGTTCAACGGGGTGGATAGGCGCAGCGATAAGTGCATTCACAGGTGCGCCGAAACGGGATAGAGGGGGCAGGGGGCGCGCAGGCGTTGCCTATGCGATCGGAACGGGCGCGCAACCGGAGATGTTCATCCCAGATCGCGCGGGCACGTTCGTACCTGCAGGCATGGGCGGTATGGTTGTAAACAACAATTTCGCTGTAACAGGAGATGCGCCAATCTCGCAGCGAACGCAGCTACAAGTTGCAGCTGCGGCCTCGCTAGGAGTTCAGCGCGCTAACCGCCGGAATAACTGATATGCCGACGATCACTGCAGATACCACGCCGGTGTTTCCTACGTGCCCGGCATACGGATTTCGAGCGGATCCATTCTTTCTAGTCAAGATCATCGCGCGCGAGGGCGGTTACGAGCTAGTGGATAGAAAGTGGAGCCAGGCTCGCCGGCAATATGACGGGACGCCGTTAGGCGATCGCGCGCAGGAGGATATAGAGGATATCCTCTACTTCTGGCTCGCTATCGGAGGCATGGCGGGGCGCTTTCGCTTCAAGGATTACACCGACTACAAGAGTAGTCGACTAGCGGGCGACGTCAGCGCGATTGATCAGCCGCTGCTAACGCTCGATACAAGCCCGGTGTCATATCAGCTAGCAAAGCAATACATCGTAGGAGCGTTCTCGCATACGCGGCCCATACGACGGCCACGTGCAGGCACAGTGCTAGTCGCGAATGAAGTCGGGGCAGCGCAGACAGACTACAGCCTCGATGAGTCGACGGGCATACTGACACCGGGCGGAGGATTTGCAGGCGTGCCAACGGCCGCAGGGTTTGAATTCGACGTGCTGTGTCGATTCAATGACAGCTTTACGCCGAGCATCGTCAACCACGAAATCCAGAATGCGGAGGTGTCTATTATCGAAATCCGCGAGGCCGACTGATGCGTACCGATATAAGCGAGGCGCTCCTAGCGCATCTGCGAGGCAATCAGCTGACGGTAGCAATCTGCTGGGTGATCGCAAAGCGTGACGGCACTTTCATTCGCGGCACCGAACATGATCGCGACGTGACTGTATCGGCAGGGCCGCTCGCCGGTGTCTATCGCGCAGGTGCAAACATCACAGCGAGCACCGTGCAGAGCGGCTCTGACTTAGCTGCAGACAATATGGACGTCGACGGCGCGATACCTCAGCAGCCAGTTGACTACATCGATGTCAGCGTTCGAGATATCGAGGGCGGCCTGCTGCAACAAGCGCCCGTCACAGTGTTTTTCCTGAACTGGACGGCGCCGGGCGATGGGCAGGCGATCATGCGTCGAGGGTTCCTCGGCGAGATTACACGCGACAGCGACGGGCGCTATACGACAGAGATTAGAGGCCTGCTGCAACTCCTATCGCAGCAGGTAGTCGAGACGTACAGTGAACGCTGCATCGTTAAGCGATTCGGCGACGCGCGCTGCAAGCTGAATCTCGCGCCCTACACGCACACAGGCACCGTAACTGCAGTCACGAACCGAAAGCAATTTCAAACGGACTTTGACGCGTCGCCGTATCCTGATTTTCGTGGCGGTGAATTCACGTTCACCAGCGGTGCTAACTCCGGCTACAAACGAGAGTCGCGCACTAGCGAGGCAGGCGAATTTATGTTCTGGGAACCCTTCCCCGAGACGCCTGAAGTTGGCGACACGTTCAGCGCGATCCAAGCCTGCAACCGCAGCTTGATCACCTGTCGAGACGTGTATGACAATCTGGTGAACTTTCGAGGGCATGGCGTATTCATCCCCGGAATCGATGCGCTGATGCGAGGCCCGACGTGATCACTCAGGCGCAGCTCATTGAGGAGGCGCGCCGCTGGCTGGGGGTTCCGTACGTGCATCAGGGCCGAACACAGTACGGTGTCGACTGTATCGGCTTCATCCTCTGCGTGCGCAACGCCATCAGCCCGTGGTGGGCAGTGAACGCACGCGAGCTGCGCACGTATCAGCGCCGCCCTAAGGACGGCCTATTGCTCGGCATCGTAGAGCAGCACTGCCTGCAGCTAGCAGCGCCTGAACCTGGGGCAATGATCCTGATTCGCTGGCCGCAGACGCCGTACCCTTCGCACGTCGCTATGTACGTAGAGGGAAACCTTATTCACGCGTACCAGCGCGCGCACTGTGTAGTCGAAACAGGATTTAGAGCGCACTGGAGGCGCTATACGCATTCGTACTGGAGACTTCCGGGCGTGCAAGCATGAGTAACGCAGGGCAGGCAGCACTCGCAATTGTTGGCAGTATCGTAGGCTTTGCAGTCGGAGGCCCTGCAGGCGCTGCGTATGGCTTTCAGCTAGGCCTCGCTGTCGGGACGCTGGTATCTCCTACGCAGCTGCCAGGCACATTCGGGCCTCGACTGCAGGATAAGCGCACTACGAATGTCGAGCTAGGCACGCCAATCACAGAGCTATTCGGGCGCGACGTCGTAACGGGAACAATCATTTGGCTCGGTGAAATAATCGAGACGTCAATGACTGAGGACGTCGGTGGAAAAGGCGCACCGGAGGGCAGCAATACCACCTACAGCTACAAGCAATCTATCGCGATCGGCCTCTGCAGAGGCCCGCAGTCAGAGCTGCGCCGCATCTGGGAAAACGGCAAGCTCGTATATGACACTCGAATAATCGACGGCGAATCCGCTGATGATTTCCTGCAACGCGTAGCCTCTAACGAGCTGTACGCATCAGGCTTTACGCTCTATCAGGGAGATGAGGCGCAGCTGCCTGATCCTACCATCGAGGAGAAAGAGGGCGTCGGCAACGTGCCTGCCTATCGAGGCCTCGCGTATATCGTGTATATCGAGCGCACCCTGCGCGATGATCAGGCCCTGCGTCATCCATCGTTTAAGTTCGAGTTAGACGCTAGCGAAACAGGAGGGGGCGACTCCTTTATTATCCCAGGAGTGCTATTCGTTACTGAGGTGCCAGGTAGTGAGTCAGAGCCGTATTTTCTTAGGGCGCTGACGTTCAATGACACTGATTCAGTGGACGTGGTGCAGTTCGAGGATACTTTCGACTCTTCAGGAATCAATGCTGTTGACGTCTGCGGAAAAGGTACGCGGGTTTTTGCAATCGGCAACCTCAGCACCACCCAATACTGGGCGCGATTCTCTAATGACGGAGGCGAGACGTTCGCAGTAGTACTAGTCGGCGCCGAATTCGGTACGCCTCCAACGACAGTCCAGCCGTTCAGTTGCGACATGTCATCAGACAGTTACCTGATTGTCTGCTCAGGAATGCGGCAGCCAACCGATACGGAAGCGCTTGTTTACTCTTCGAGCGATAGCGGGCAGGCCTGGGGTAACTGCGTGATATTAGCTGTCGAGTCAGATTTCAGATTCAGCCGGGTTAAGTACATAGAGCCTGCAGATATCTGGCTGTGCGGAGGCTTTCGAGGTATCGCGAAATCGCTCGACGGCATCACGTGGTATCAGCCGCTTTCAGGAGGCGTCGGCGCGATCCTGGACTTTGCATACGGTGCAGTGACGACAGTAGCAGCTGTAACTTCAAGCTCTATCTACGCATCCACGGATGACGGCGAGACGTGGAGCCTCGCTTACAATGGAGGGTTCTCGCATCGCGGCTTAGCCTTCTGTAACTTCACCTGGTGCCGTTACGACGCCGGGATATTCGGGGTTATCGACGGAGGATTTTCAGTCGCTACAAGCGTTGCCGGCCCCTGGAGCGCGATCGCTACGGCCCCGGCCGGGTGGGATATTCGCGACTTGATTTCAGACGGGCAAAAGTTCATCGCTGTAGGAAAGAACGGCGTCGGTGCAACGCTGATCGGGGTTTCAACTGACGGGGTAACGTGGACGGTTGCATCCGAGGGGCATGTTGCTAACGCCAGGATCAATCGCGCCAAAAACAGGTGGACATCGATATGACGATATCGGTAGCCGAAATCATCTCGACGCTGTGTCAGCGCTGCGGCCTGTCAGAGGACGATATCGACGTATCGGATTTAGAGGGCGTGAACGTTGCAGGCTACAAGCTAGAGCGACTGACAGACGCGCGCAGCGCAATCGCGGTGCTGCGTCAGGTGGGATTTTTTGACGCGGTGGAAAGCGGCGGCGTTATCAAGTTCCCCACGCGAGGCAAGGCAACCGTCAGGACACTGAGCGCGGCGCAGCTCGCAGCGCATGAGTACGGGAGCGAGCAACCTGTAAGCGTCACTACAAAATCGGTGCAGGATGTAGAACTGCCCCGTCAGCTATTCGTGCAATACAGGGATCCTGCGCGCGACTACGATAACGGGCAGCAGGGTTCACCGACGCGCCTGACGACAGACGCTGTTAACGACGTGTACGTAGATATCGCGGTAGCTATCGATGCGACGCAGGCGCTGCGAGTTGCTGAGATGCTATGGGCAGACATGTGGGCAGGCCGCTGGCAGCACGCCCTAGCGCTCGATGCGTCGAATGCGGATCTGGAGCCTACCGATACAATCCTGGTACCTGTAGACGGGCGCCTGGAGCGCATGCGCGTGGTAGCAATCCAGGATTCAGCCGTGGTGCTGCGCTCGCTGTCACTGCTGCGCGATGACGTAGGTTCGTACGTGTCAACCGCAATCGCGGATCCCCCTGCAGCGCCGCCGCAGCCGCTGATGATTCTCGCCGGTACTACGCTAGTGCTCCTCGACTTGCCCCCGCTGCGCGTCACGGATAACGATCCTGGCATATACGCTGCCGTGCGACGCACTAGTGCAGGCAACCTATGGCCAGGCGCCTCTGTGTTTCGCGGCGAGCCCGGGGGCGCTCAGATAGCAGTAGGCAGCGTGACGAGCGAGGCGGTTGTAGGTACGGTACTCGCTGTTATAGGTACAGGCCCGTACACAGTCTGGGACGATGCGTCCGAAGTGCTGATTACCTTGCCGCGCGGGCAGTTCGAATCGAGGCCTGACGCACATCTGCTAGAGGTGGGCGCGAATACCCTCGCAGTCGGCGTGCATGGGCGCTGGGAGCTGCTGCAGTTCGCTGATGCTGCGCAAGTAGGGCCGACG